CCCATTTGCTATTTTAAAGATGGTAAGATGGATAGGCACCAGTTTACTGGAGGTAGGCAGGCTAGATTAATGGGGTCGCTGATGGGGATAAGAGGTCCGTTAATTTGGAACACAGGTTATAATAAACTTAAAAATATAGGTGATGGGAAAAATGTTTATCGTTCCCACGTCCTAGCTGCCGACTATAAAGAACTAAGAACAATAAGAGGCCGACGCACTTTAAGTAATACCGGCTCAGATACCGAGAGTGATGATTATGAGGATCCAGCGGTATTCTGCAATGATGCTCGTATTAAGGTTAAGTATGCTGGGGAGGATGAAGCTGGGTTTAACAAAAGTGCAGCAAGTGAAATTGTCGTAACGGGAAACGGTTATGATAAAGAATGGAAATGTGAACGGACTAACATACCAACTGGAGAATCTGCATCTTCTACACGAATAGCAATTATAGAAGATGGTTTAGTAAATTCGGTAAAGGATATACCGTATATAGAATATGCTAGGCGGCAGATACAAACTGTCCCAGTTTTAACTACCCCCACAACAGGCTCGTCTACGACATCAGTGATTAGTGAGTGGTCTCTTAGGTCCGTAGTTAATAATGTGACAGTCACTAATTTTTCCGATTCTAATTCTGGTGGTGCTTGGACAGGGGGAACTTCAACTGCTGATAATGTGGTAGTCTCAGCTAGTGTAGGTAATGATTATGTTCGCGGTGGAACCGTTAATTCTAACATGATTCAAGGCACCCCGCATAGCACGATGTGGGCTGGGGGAGCTGAACGGACGCTAGATTGGGTGGAGATTTGTATTCCCTCTACGACAAGTGCTGGATCCAGCACTTGTTACTGGGTTCTAGGTTATCCTAAAGATGAACAACCTTCGGCACCAGACGAAGTTATATATGTCCACGACCCTACTCAAGTAACGGGAGTTACCAGTGCTGTTCAAATAACTAGTGTGCAAGACTGCACGACTACTGGAGCTGGTGTTCAAAGCACGGTTTCAGGGCAGGGAATCATAGGGACAAACATAACTACTTCTGATTTTGTAACCGCCGTAACTACACAAGACGAAGATAATATGGTCAAATATATTGCCGGTGCTGCGGTGCCATTAGTAAATTCCTCAACTGTAAACGTATATCAGGAAAACACGGCATGGTCAGGGCAGTTATTAGACGCCGCGCAGGCGCAGACTATTGCTAAGATTTTAGAAGTTCCTTCTTCAGATGCTCCGAAAAGGTGTGACAACCCACCTGATTAGCCCCGCCTTGACTGGCTGAGTTATTTACATTAAAGTAGGTTATGCCTACACTTACCGTAGCTGGAGTTGAAGAAGCTTTGCACCCCTATAAATCTGTGGGTTCTTCTTTTATTCAGCAATTAAACCTTATTCTCCCAAGGCTATACGCTATGGGTATGTGGAGAGACCTGACGTATGAAACAACTATTTCGTCTACTGACCAGAACTTTACTCTCCCTGAAGAAGCGGAATCCGTTCTTTCTGCTTTGATCGATAACGACCCTGCTGTAGCGAGGGCTCAATTTCATGACTATCGTTTAACTGGGCGCAGCAATGATGGCACTACATTGGCTAATTATGGAATTGTGGACGATGGATTTTCTCCCACGATTAATGAGTTGGAGGCCGATAAAGCCTACAATATTTTAATTACCCCTATTGCTCCGGACACTACGATCCCACGAACATCTACGAATTTTATTTCAATAACGGGTCTTAACAACTCTAGCTCTCCGGTCATCCATACTTACAAGCCTAATCTGGACACGGCTACTACTGTAGCCGCCCCGAACATAACTTCTTCCCTTGAGTTTACATCGATCACTGAAATACGGAACGGCGATTCTTCCTTATCTACCCCAGTAAAAGTTCAGGCAGTCAATGTTAACGATACTTCCGACACATTAGATTTAGCTATTGTTCAGGAAGCTAACAAAGTTAATGCTTACCGCCGCTATAGGATGGGAAATGACTCATCAAATACAGTTAAGAAGACTATGCGGTTACTCCTTAAAAGGAGCTTTAAGCCACTTATAAACTCATATGATGTCGTTCGTCCAAGTAACCTCAATGCTTTAAAGCACGGCTTGCTAGGTTCTGTCGCTGAAGACAACGCAGATTTAGAACGAGCCACCTATCATTGGCAGGTTTGTAGGCAACTTTTAGAAGAAGAACAGGATGCTTATCGGGGCGCGTCTAAACCGACTATTAAATTTGATCCAACTGGATCTGGATCCCGAATCCCTAACCTAATGTAAACATGTTAAATTATATCCTAGAAAACAAAGAAAGTCTTATTTCAATTGCTACCTCTGTGGTAGCTGTTGCTTCCGCAATCTGCGCCCTTACACCTACACCTAAAGATGACGGCATTGTCCGTAAGCTATACCTCGTGCTGGAATGGGCCGCGTTAAATATCGGCAAATCTAAGGAATGATTAAAGTAATTATTGCGGCACTGCATGCATACGTGTCCTATGTAAAATTAAAACACCGACGATTTGTATATGAACTTGAAGATGAAATTGATGATCTCGCTGCTGATGGCTCTCCTGCTGCAAAGTTGCGGCTTGAGCGGATTGCGAAACGACTCCACCGTGAACTCAAGCGCACTGTATGATCCACCCACGATTAGTTTAATTGAGGGGGAAACATACCAGTTTAATGAGGGTGTTGTAGTGGGTCGCGACGATCACAAATTTCACAGTGATTATAGCTATCGTAGAGCAATCATTATTGGATCAAAATGATGAAAGACAGTTTAATAGTCCCCCTTATAGGAGCCGTGTCACCAACAATAGGCGTTATATTATCATATCAAGATCAACTTGAATACTGGCTCCGGATCCTATCCCTTGTTGGGGGCATCGCGGTCGCTGCTGTAACAATTTACAAAATGCTAAAAAGTAAATAAACGATGCCGCTTAATTCATTTATAGATAAAGTAGGTGACTGGCTTGCATTTGATCCTGAGTCAAGAGGCTACGACGAATCTACAGGTGCAGAGCTTTCAAAGAAGTATCCGCTAACACTCGCTAAACCTACGGATAAGCCAAAAGGAAAGGTTCCCGACAGGTTTAATAAAGGCGCATTTGAAGCATGGGTGTGGCACCCTGAAGATAATGATTGGTTCAAACACAAGGGTAGTGTTCATCCTAAAACAGGAATGCTCTTAAAAGGAATCAAACATAAATCTATTAAAAAGGCAGAAGACTATGAGAAGTCACAAAATAGAGAGATAGTGAAACGCTCTGATGGGCGGTATTACATACAAGACATAAAGAAATGATTGGGATTGCGATAGGTCATTCACGATACGGGGATCAGGGTGCATGGGACATTAATTCTGTTTCTGAAAGGGAGTTTAACAATGCGCTTATCCCCTTAATAACAGCCATGCTTAAAGTTCCCTATGTGGTCTACAATGATTACAAAGCATCTAGTTATGTTGGGGCTATGAATTATGTGGCCCGTAAGATGAAGCGGGATGGTATTACGGCCTGTGTTGAATTGCATTTTAATTCTGCTAGTCCTAAAGCGACTGGGCATGAGTGGTTACATTGGGAGACTAGTCGCGGAGGTAAAACACTAGCTACTCAATTTAAGAACGCTATGGATAAAGCTTATCCTGAACTAGCTTCTCGTGGTTTAAAGCCTAAAAAGAAAGGGAGTAGAGGCTCATTATTTTTGCGGAAGACCCCGTGCCCTGCTGTGATCGCGGAACCTTTCTTTGGATCCAATAAAAATGATGTGGCACTTATTCACGCCGATATTTCTAAACTAGCGGGTGTATACGCGGCAGGTATTAATTCTTATTACGGATAATGTCTTTACCTAAAACAATACGCGTCGCAGGGCAGACGATTAAAATTTCCAGAAAAAATCTTTCGGATGACGATTGTTATGGTTTCTACAGCCACGAAAGAAAAATTATATTTATCCATAATAATTTAAGTAATCGGGACACCTTAACGACGTTGAGGCATGAACTTATGGAAGCTTCATTGTGTATATCAGGTGTAGGCTTTTGTGAGACATTTGAGCAAGAAGCTGTAGTCCGTTGTATGGATGAAGTTTTTTTCCCTGCCTATGAGCGATTGTTAAAACGATTAGAATGAGCCGAAAAAAATTACCGGATCAATTTTCTAGAGCCAAGGGAATGCTTGTCTTTACGCCAACGGGGGATGATATTAAAGAAGCTTTCGAGCGCAGTGAATCGTTGGGGGTATTGCCTAATTCATTTACTAGAGGTATGGGGAGGATGACAGGTTTTATAGGCGAGATTGCTTTTGAACGGTTGTATCCCCAAGCTGATTATGTTGGGGATACTTCGTTCACACATGATTATGTCTTAGGTAAAAAAACAATAGACGTTAAATCCAAGAGTTGCACGTCGATACCTCAACCTGATTTTACAGCTTCAGTTAATTGTAGAGCCAACAAAAAACTACAAGCAAAGGCATATTTCTTCACACGAGTTAGCAAAGATTTTTCTACTGCTTGGCTTCTTGGGTGGGCTACAGCCCGAGCTATTGAAACTAAGGCTAACTATAAAAAGCGTGGTGAATCTGATGGGCACGGGTTTAGGTATAAAGTAAACGGTTACCATGTCCCTATATCTACACTTCGGCGAGCTTCTTCGTTGAAATAACCTCGTCAGAATCTATGTCGTAGGGCTGCGTAACATTAATTATCCAAACTTTACCGGATCCTTTTCCAATAGATTCAATAGGTCTTACACTGGAATCGGACTTACCTACATCTTCTAAGTGAGATAACCCGTTGCGAACAAACTCTAATTTATTAGAAGCGCCTAGAGATCGGCCATTGTTGTATGTGTGAAGGGCTACTTGAAATTCTGTGATAGTCCCGCGCCATTGTGTAATTTCTGTATTTTGTTCTCGGCACGCCTTCGCAAAATAATCTATTAACTCAGCAACTTGTGATCGGCTGGAGTTATCATAAGCAGCGTAAGATATACTACGATCAATAAAGCTTTTTACCCCAAAGCGATCATCATCGATAACGCCTTGTGGGGGTTTCCAATCAATTAAAAACTTAGCAAACGCAGGTAACTCCTCGTCAATAGTTGCTTCAAGTTCTCGTTTAGGTGGGAATTTAAAGGGTGCTTGAGCTACTTTAAAAGCCATTATCTTATCTCTATTACTAGAATCCATGGTAGGTAAGACGCTCATAGAGTTAGGGTCATCATTCAGACTCAGTATAATTCGACCTGCCCATGGAAGTGTGACAGCGTCTGCGTATTTAGCCATGAATTGAATCTTTGGGTTTGCTACCCCTCTTTTAATTAGTTCTGTAGCCTTACGTTGATCTTGGAAAGAAGCTGCTGAAACAGTATCATCAATCACCCAGCAAGCAGCTCGGCCTAAATCTTTATTAAATTTTGTTCCCCCAGACAGGTAGTCACTAGCATCAGCAAAACCACCCACGAGTGCCGCGATAATTTTATTAGACATTAGTGTCTTCCCTCGTTTAGCGGGGCCAACAAGAATACACGCTTGCCCTTGGTCTTCTCTGTTATTTAAGAAAGCTGTATAAAATCTTTGTAGCCAAGCAAAAAAGTAATACTTAGTTCTAATCTCTTTTGAATCTACAAAGAACTGATCAAAAAATTTATTCAAGAAGGGCCATGCTAAAATGTCTCCATCTTCTGCTGGGTGTATTGGTTCTACGGTAGCACTGTTAAGGATCTGCATACCATTAAAAGGCACAATTCTTTTGTTACGTCTGAAAACAACAGGGGCAATCTCGTCTATGCGATTCTGATTACTTACCAGAATTATGGCTGAATCTACTTCGGAAACAAATTCGCCTTTCTTAGGTTTGTTCTTAAAGCCTCTCTGCCTTAGCTCTAGAACAAGCTGATCTCTTGGGATAGTTTTTGCAGTCCCATCTAATTGTTTAAAAAACTGTTTACCATTAAACCAATACTCATCTAAAAGATTACCCATCTTTTGTTCTTCAAAATCTTTTACAAAAGAAGGGCCAAAAATATCACGCCATGTCATCCAACCTTTATCGCGATCAGAGTATACAACCATCCCATCTTCAAACACCTGACAACCTTCTCGATCAATACCGTCATCTAACCAAAACAAAGGGCCACGGGAACCCACCTCAAAATCACCGATCCACCTATCTGGAAATCTTTCTTGGACTTCTTTACTGATAATTTCTATCGGGATGGATGTGTCTTTAGACTCAGGAGGTTTTTCTTTTGCTGCTTTGAACAAAGCTGTTTGAACTATTGTGCTAGGTATAAACCCACCCATGTTTACCCAGTCAGACCCTAACTCAAAATATTGAGATGCTTGTTCTGATTTAGAATCATACCCAGCTAAGATTTTGTTAAACTGTAAGACCGATTTAAGTTGTTTAAAGAATGCTGCTACTAACGTGTGGTGAATAGAAATAGGTTCTTCAAACTCCATTACTAATCTAATATACCCACTTTGTGTCCTTGTCCTCCATGTGGGTAATGCTTTCTCACATTTTGATTTAATGATGTCATCAATATTATTCCAATCAGGCGGCGCATCAAAATCCAAAACTAGTCCGTAGATCTTTGCTATTTTGTTTTCCCCCTCAATCCTTGAGGTCGGGGTCAAGCCCTCAAACAAAGAATAAAAACAATGCTCTGTATCTTTCTTAGCACACCATTCACGGTATTTAGCTTTAGTCGAGAAAGTAGGTTTATTAGCTAACTTAATTTCAGACGGGTCATCAGTGCTTTTGCACCGCTTATCTTTCAGGTTTTTAATGTATTTGTATTTCATGTTTATTTTTCGTAGCGTGTTAAAATTGAGCCCTCTGCATCAAGTGGGATATCTGGGATCCATTCAGGGGGCGTAGACATAATTGAGGTTACTTCTTTTAAAGTGTGTTCGGCTTCTTTTTCTGATGTCTCTATGACAAGCTCATCGTGGACGTGCATGATTATTTTATAGCCTGCTTTATCCACACGTAGAAGCATATCTGAAAAAATATCTCTGGCTAATGCTTGTGACGCATTCTCAGCTACGAGGCCACCCCACAGTCTAACATCTACCTGCCTACCATTTCTAGGGACTTTAGCTAAATATTCTTTTGGTCCTCGCTTACTTTTACCATACCCTTCTCTAATCACGCCATAGTTCAAAACTCTTCCGTTAGGTAATTCAACTGTAAACTCTGTATGAAGCGTTTTATTTGCTTCATTCGCCCCAGCAATATCTTCATTGTATTCGTTCCACAGGTTTTTTACTTTAGACATTTTCGCTCTATACCTCTGAACTCGCGTTGCAGCCTCGACTTCTGGGATGTTTGACATACTCGCAAAACGAGAAACTCCAGCGCCATAACCACAACCTAACACCATTGTTTTAACATCGTGCCGTAGTTGTGGGTTTTTCTTCTTAAGGACTCCGTCGTCTTCGGACCATAAACCGAAACGTATCGCAAAAGCCTCATATATGTCTGAAGTTAAGGCAATTTCTGCAAGCATTTCTTTGTCCCTAGCTAACCAACATAATGTCCGCACTTCAATCTGGGACAAATCAACAACTACAAGTCTCTGGTTTTTCTCTGGGCAAATTAAATGCCTTAAGTTTACGCCAAATAAATCACTCCGAGGTAAATTCTGTAAATTCAAATTACCGCCGGACCCACTAAACCGCCCAGTGTGCGCTCCAAAATACATACACCCACCGTAAAATCTTTTGTCTGGTAGTGTTGCATAATCAAAGCTCTCTAGTTTCTTTTTTAAAGCATTAATTCTTCGCCAATCTTTAACAGCCATAATCCATTTATGGTTCTGCCCATTTTCCTCTAGCCATTTCTGGGCGTCATCATCTGTTTGCGCTAAACTAGTTGGAGGTTCTAAGCCCACCAATCTACACTGAGCATCAAAAGCAGCTCGACTTAATAAGGGTTTATCACCAACCCATGGGATATTTTCTTCTGCTTCAAATAGAGCTTGTTTAATAGTGACGAGTTGCTCTTCAAGAAGAGCTGTATCAATAGGGATACCTGTTTGCACAATCTTACGGTTTACTCTGCTTATCTGTCTTTCTGATTCAGGCCACTTATCTGAGAGACTTTCCCACAATTTCAGGCAGAGCACACTATCCTTTAAAGCATACTCGCTGACTTCTTCTTTAAAGTCCTCATCCATTTCAGACCACTTCTTTCCAGACATATTGTCGCGAGTGCTTTTATCAACTTTAATGCCAAACAGCACCGAAGTTGATCCTTTGAGAGATCTTGGTAATCTACAATACGCTGCTAAATCTGCCGTGCAGTGCCATTCCGAGGGTGAGCATTGGTCCCACCAACCCCTGTGAACACCATACAAGAACAAGGTCTCATCGAAAGATGCGTTGTGGGATAATACAATGTTATCATTTAATAAGGACCAGTTAAATTCTTTGGGGTGACCAACATAACTAGTGCCCTCATTTCCGACCACGGAAACCATGTAAGCATCAAATTGTGGGTGTGCAAAATACCCAACAGGACCGTAGGTTTTTATGCTACACTCCTTGTCGTAGTAGGACTCAAAGTCCAAAGCAAAAATTTTTTGAGACATATAATTAAAAAGTAGCCCCGCCCCCCTAACACACACTACAACAGGGGGACAGGGCATTTAACCAAGAGCTTTTATGCGGTTACTCTTGAGGTGATGAACGTGACCAGTCAAATAAGGGACCGCCGCAATACCAAATTGTTTATTCTACAACTTCAAATTCAGATTGCTCTGGTGTGTTGCTAAGGTTTTCATTTAACCCAGCAAGTAGAATTCTATTGGCTTCAATTGCTTGATTAGTATCAACTAAAAGTTGTTCTAATTTTGCAATGCTATCATTTAATTGATCGACCTCTCCTTGAAAGACCTCTCTTGGATCTAAACTCATTGTCCTAAAAACCCTTCTACAAATTCTAAGATATCGTCTGATGAATTATCAGCAGACACACCTAACATCGGAGCATACCACGAGTATTTTCCACGGCTTAACAGAGTGCTTTTAAAATTCCACTCACGGGTATGGAGCGGTGTTTTCCGATTGAACTGAGCGAAGGTATACAACCTTTTATAGGTTTGACGGTATGCATCCTTGGCGGTATTAATTTTACCAATCGCGTAGAAATCTTTTCCAATAGGTAGTGGATATTTTTCTGGTTCATCTCCTTTTGGATCTCCTTTAAACAGCAGTGTAATTTCGGCAAATTCTAAAAGATCATATGAAGAATCACTGGCTAAATCTTTTCTCTCTTCTTCATTCCATGCAATGCGTGGAACTTCATCTGAGTCAAATTTAATATCCTCACGCCATGCTTTAGAAGCAATCAGGGGGATGACTCTAATATCTTCTTCTGGAGCACCAATGATGTAGGTCTTATCAATTACAACGGAACCATATGGTGCGGGTTCCCCGTCAGGCCCAAAAATGTCTGAAGTTTTTTGGACGATGTTAATCCTCGGGATATCAATATCTGAGGAATCGATGTTAGCACTAAATGGATTTACCACAGCCAGTGCGTTATCTTCTTTAATTAACTTACTCATGTTTCTTGTTTCTGTTTTTCTTGTTTCTGTTTAATCCCTACGACAATGTGTGACGCGGGGGTGATTTTGTAATGATGCCTGCTGCATCACAAGCCTCAGTAAATTGCATGCTTGCTTTGCGTTTCAACCCCTTGTCGGCTTTTGCTCCAACACAATTACTAACCTTAGCTAGTGGGATTGATACTTGCTCCATTATTTCCTCGATAGTCATGCCATACTCTTTTGCGACTTCAAAGAACTTTTTGTGATCGGTCACACTTTTTCGGCCAGCCATTGTTTTAAGCTGTAGTGTAGGAAATTCAACGCCGTCTTGAGCTAGGGATACGGCACGCTTTTTAAATCTATCTGCCCAGTTAGTAACCATTTTTTGAATCAACCAAAGCTGTTCAATTACTGCTGGATCTTCAACGGAATCTAAATCTACATCAGGAAGAGTAGGGTCTAGCTTTTTAGCTACCTCAACTACAATGCCGCCCAAAGCAGGGCAAACATCTTCGTATTTGCAGAATCTACAATTAACATTGGGGGAGAGTTCTTCAAGATTCGGGGTTCCGGATTCCCATTTAGGTCGAACCTTTTCAGCTTTTAGAATTACTTTAGACAGCTCCTCAATTAAATCCTCCAGATCTTCTCGGTAAAATACGTGTGTTAAAATCTCATTCCTTTGTGGTATAAAAAACACAAAGTCTACTGTAGTAAGTTCCGGATACTTCTGGAATACTCCGATTGTATATGCCTTAGCTTGGTAA